CATTCTGCCAAAATAGCTTGGAGAGCCTTAGCACATTTACAAAAAGAAATAGAAGAGGACAAAGTAAGAGACGAACAATGGAAATTAGAACAATACAACCGCAATAGACTACCACACGATCAAATAATTTCAGGAACAGAATGAAGAACAAAAAACAATTTATTAAAGTAGATTTAAACAAACAAAATCTAAATGAGTATATAACCGAGAAGCGAGATAAAATAAAAACTCTAATAAACAACTTCATCAAAGAATGGAAACAAATAGAACAAACATACGATAAATCACAACACTTAGGATATGAAAGAAAAGAAATGGACTCAGAAACAAAAGATAGCACAGATAGAAAGAATCACAGCTAATCTTTATATTATGATAGATAAAATAGCTAAAGAGATAATAGAGATTAAAAAAAGACTACCTAAAGAAAATAATTAATTTAATCGTTATATATATATGTTACATAAAGTTAAAATAGAAAAAATAAAATCAAATCCTAATAATCCTAGAATAATAAAAGGAAATAAATTTAAAAAATTAGTTAAAAGCATTAAGGAATTTCCTGAAATGTTAAAACTACGACCCATTGTAGTCAATAAAGAGATGATAGTATTAGGAGGTAATATGAGATTAAAGGCTTGTATTGATGCAGGTTTAAAAGAATTATGGATTGCAAAGGCTTGGGAATTAACACCAGAACAAGAACAAGAATTTATTGTTAAAGATAACAGTAGCTTTGGAGAATGGGATTGGGATATGTTAGCTAATACTTGGAATACTACAAAATTAAAAGAATGGGGATTAGATACACCAAAATTTGATTTAGATGAAAATGTAAAAGATTATTCAAATGAAATAAATGAAAATTTTAGGGTAGAAGTGGAATGTATTGATGAAGAAGAGCAAGAAAAATTATATAATGAATTAATTAATAAAGGATATAAATGCCGACTTTTGACATTATAAAAGAAAGTAAACCTAAATTGTCATTTAGAGTTTCTAGTGTTATTGGTAAGTTTGATTTACAATCAGAACACATTGTAGAACAATTTCAAGGTAGCATAGATTTGCCCAAAAATTGGAGTATAGGTATAATAGTAGGTAAAAGTGGAACAGGCAAAACAACTATAGCAAAACAATTATTTAAAGATTCTTATATAACAGATTATAAATACTCTGCTGAATGTATTTTAGATGATATGCCAAAAGGATCTTCAATTAATACAATAACTAAAACATTTAATTCTGTTGGATTTTCCAGTCCACCAAGTTGGTTAAAACCATATTCTGTTTTAAGTAATGGGGAAAAAATGAGAGTAAATTTGGCAAGAGCAATATTAGAAAATAATCCATTAATTGTATTTGATGAATTTACAAGTGTTGTAGATAGAAATGTAGCTAAAATAGGAAGTTATGCTATGCAAAAAGCTATAAGAAAAACAAAGAAACAGTTTATTGCTGTTAGTTGTCATTATGATATAGAAGATTGGCTTATACCTGATTGGATTTTTAATACAGATACAATGACCTTTCAAATAAATGAGAGGCAAAAAAAAAATAGACCAAACATCAAATTCTCTATATACGAAGCAAAAAACAAATCAATTTGGAAAATGTTTGCTAAATACCATTATTTAAGTCATACTCATAACAACGCAGCTCATACTTATATTGCAACAATAAATGATGAAATAGCTGGATTTATAAGTATATTACATCAACCACATCCTGTAGCTATTAATTTAAAAAAAGTTCATAGATTAGTCATATTGCCTGATTATCAAGGTGCTGGATTTGGAATAAGATTTTTAAATGAAATAGGTAAATATTATAAAAAAAATAAATATAGATATACTATAACAACATCAGCGCCGAGTTTAATCAATGCATTAAAAAAATCTAATAATTGGATATGTAATAGATTTGGTAGAAGTAAGCCACAGCCTGATAATACAAATAAAGGTGGGGTAGGTATTATTACCTCAGCAAATAGAATAACAGCTAATTTTGAAATGAAATAAGATGAACAAAACCGAACACCATAAAAAAGCATTATTAGAAGCATTAGAAAAATCTCTAGGAGTAGTTACAACTGCCTGTAAAAGAGCAGAGGTAGGTAGAACTACTTATTATGATTGGTATAATAATGATGAGGAATTTAAAAAGCAAGTTGATGACATATCAAATATAGCATTGGACTTTGCAGAATCTCAACTACATAAACAAATAGCAGACAATTCAACTTCTGCAACAATATTCTATTTAAAAACAAAAGGAAAAAAAAGAGGTTATATTGAAAGACAAGAAATAACTGGAGCTGATGGTGCACCTACTAATTTCCAAATAGAAATAATTGACAAAACAGAAGATACAGACAAATAAAATATTTAAACACTTAAGCAACAGTACAAAAAAAATAATTGTAGAGCAAGGTGGTACTAGGTCAGGAAAGACTTATAATATATTGTTATGGATTATTTTAAAATATACTACACAAAACAAAAATAAAATTATAACTATATGCAGAAAAGCTTTTCCTAGTTTAAGAGCATCTGTAATGAGGGATTTTTTAGACATACTCAAACACCTTAATATTTATAATGAAACCAATCATAACAAATCAAATAGTGAATATATGTTATATGGCAACTTAGTTGAATTTATTAGCTTAGATATGCCGCAAAAAGTAAGAGGACGAAAAAGAAATCTATTGTTTATAAATGAAGCTAATGAGTTAAACTGGGAAGATTGGCAGCAATTAATATTTAGAACAGACGAAAAAATTATTATTGATTATAATCCAAGTGACGAGTACCATTGGATATATGATAAAGTAATACCAAGAGACGACTGCGACTTTTACAGAACCACATATCAAGACAATCCTTTTTTAGAAGATAGCATAAAACAAGAAATAGAAAGATTAAAAGAAACAGATGAGCAATATTGGCAAATATATGGATTAGGTTTAAAAGGTATTAGTAAAGCTACTATATTTAAATATTTTGAATGTAATAAAATACCTGAAAATGCTCAATTTATAGCTTATGGTGCAGATGCTGGTTATTCAAATGATCCATCAACTTTGGTTAGTGTTTATATATTACACCATAATTTATATATTAGAGAACATTTATACAGAACGCAGATGACAACTAAAGATTTGCATAATACTTTTAAAGAAACTAATATCGCAAGAAAACAAATTTATATGGATAGTAGCGAACCTAGATTAATTGAAGAGCTAAGAAGAATGGGTTGGAATATTAGACCATCAGTAAAAGGTAGAGATAGTATAAATGCTGGTATTGATTTACTAAAAAGATATAAAATATATATTACCAATAAAAGTAATAATGCAATACAAGAGTTTAGAAACTATAAATGGAAAGAAGATAGGACAGGTAAATTAACTAATAATCCAGAAGATAAAAACAATCATATAATTGATGCTGTCAGATATGCTGCCTATAGCGTATTAAGCAAACCAAACTTTGGAAAATATTCAATTCAATAGTTTCTAAAACTTTTTATTTCTTCGTTATATATGTATGAAAGTAAATGTACATATACCTAGTTCTTTAAGTCAGATAACTTTAGGACAATATCAAAAATATTTAAACATACAAGAAAACAATACAGATGAGAAATTTTTAGCTATTAAAATGATAGAGATATTTTGTGGACTAAGAGGCGATACCATAATGGCAATGAAAGCTAAAAGCATAAAAGATATAACAGAGGGATTAGCAGAAATGTTTAAAGCTAAACCTGCATTAGTTACTAAGTTCACAATGAACAATAAAGAATATGGATTTATTCCACATTTAGAAGATATGACATTTGGTGAGTACATTGACTTAGATAGTAACATAGGAGACTTTGAAAACATTCATAAAGCAATGGGAGTATTATATCGTCCAATAAAACAAAAAGTAAAAAGCAAATACTTAATTGAAGATTATACTG